AGGTTATTTAGATATACTCCAAAATGCCAATCGGTTGTAATAAAAACTTTCATTAAAAACGTTTTCTTTTTATATGAAATTATTGTGAAATTGTTTCTTTTCTTCTAGCTTCTCTAGCGCATTTCTCACATCCACTTCCAGCATATAGATGTGCATTTGGTGTTTGTTCAAATTCTCCGTGTATTGGGCATATTATTTTAACTAAACTTCTACAATTTTCATACAATACTAAATCATAGTTGTATTTACTATCGTGTTTTACTTTTGATTTTTCGACAAAATCTTTACTCTTTTTACTTTTCCTATTGAGTGATTTTAATTCTTTTGCTATAGATTTTTCTTTTGAATTACAATTTTTATTGCAGAACTTTCTATCAGGTCTACCCCATGTTATTTCTTTATTACAATATCTATAATTACATTTCATATATGTATTTATTAAAAGTGGAAATGGCATTTTTTACAACATAATATTTAAAAATCTAGCTAAAGGTATTGTTTGAAAAAATATATAACTTATAAAAAATAATTAAAAAAAATATGCCATTACCACATTACACACAGTTGATAAATGTAGGATCACCAGGTGGACCTGGAACATTCCCGGATGAAGTAGTTTACCTTAACTTATTTGAGGTGACATTCGTTTTACCTACAATTTTGGTTGCTCAAGGGAGAAACCCAGTTTTGTTATTACAAAACGCACTTAATATTGATATGAACTTAACTCAATTTGACGTTGGTATCAAAGAACAAAGATTCAAGTATTCAACTCGTCAATTTTTGACAACTCCAACTAAAACCGCTGGTGAATTTAACATTAAATTCAATGTTAACGTAAATCAAGCAGGTTCGATGGAGGTATGGAATGCTTTGAAAGCTTGGTACGATTTAGTATTCAATTCTCAAAATGGTTCATTACACTATAAGAGTGATATCATTGGTACAGTTATCGTTAATCAACATGATAAAAAAGGTGTTGTATTAAGACGTGTTACTTATCAAAACGTACAAATCAAACAATTAGCTGGTTACGCACTTGACTGGTCTTCTAATAACATTATGGAGAATCTTCAAGCTGACTTTATCTATGACTACTTTATTGATGAATATATTGATAATGACTTTACAATTACTAATCCACTAGTTTCTGGATATGGTCAATAACATTTAAATATTAATTAAAAACCATCAATAAAAATTGATGGTTTTTTTATGCCTTTTTGTTGCATAAAAAAACCCACCGAAGTGGGTTTTTATTTTAATTAAAATTTGGGTATGTTACTTGAGAAACTAGATGCGTTTTTCATCATTGAGTTTGCGTCGAAGTTCGGCATTCCTTTTGATTGTTCTCCTTCTTGTTTCTTTTTCTCTGAATCTTCCTCTTCTATGATTTCGTTTACCAGTTTTATGTTTTCTTCAAACATCCAAAATGGCCACTCATCCATTGATATTTCTTGAGTTTTGAAATGTTTTTGTAGCAATAACTTATTCTTTAATATATGCTTCAAAGGCATCGTGAATAATGAAAATACCTGAGGCTCCGTTGGGAAATTGCATATCTGTGTGGACCTCCTCACCACACGTACAGGTTTTCTTCAATTCCTTGATACCAAAAGTCATTTTACTTACAGCTGCGTTTAGGAATTGGAATGAAATATCATCTATTTCTTCAAACTCTTTAAGTTTAGCTTTGATTCCTTCATATGTAATTGTAGTTCTTCCACCTAACATAAAAGGAATAATCTTTAAGAAAGAAAGATTTGGAGTTCTTTTCTCATTATTCTCTCTTAAGATATAATCTGTGAAAGCTTTTTGAAGACCAATATTTGGTGGTGTTAATTCAAAGTTTCTTCCGTTTACTGTAGAAAAGTGATATGTTCTATCAGATAAACTGAAATATCTATCCAATTTTTCATCAACATCATGGAAAGTAAAGTTTTCTCTTTTAAGATCAATTGATAATTCAGTAGAACAAACTCCACATTTCGCTGGAATTGTTAATGTATTTCCTTGTTGGAAAGTAAGTTCTCTTATTAAGAATAGTAAATATAATCTATCTTGGTCTTTCACTTCTAGATAAGAACCTATTTTACCATCTGAGTATTTAATTCTTACACAAGATTGTAACATATCATTCATTTTTTCTACTATATCATAAAAGTTATTATCATCAACCATTGAATATGCTTGAATTTCTCTTACTTTTGCTGGTCTTACCATAAATAGTGTGCCAGTTGGGTAGAAATCACCACAAGGTAACTCTTCAATATTGAAGTTAAAATACTGAAGGTCAGTTGTTCTTGTATTATCAACTTTTGGTTGAGCTACAAACGGGATATCAGAGTTTTGTGAGTTATTACTTGAGCTATCTATACCACTAAGATGTTTCTTAAGGTATTCTTCTTCACTCATTTCGTTTTCATTAGACATATTGTGTAATTATTTTTTATTTTATTATATATTAGTATTCGTTCTCTCTTCTGTTTTTTGAACAAATATATTTTTATCGTTAGTTTTATAACTAAAAAAGAGTAGAAAGTTTAACTATTTTAAAATAAAAAAACCAGATATTTCTATCTGGTTTTTTTATTTTTTATTATTTATTATCCATTCATGAAACCACCTGCGTTGATTGCTCCAGTTCTAAGAATTGTAATGTTATTCACAATTATTCCCATACCTTTGATTGGTTCAACATATGTATCAAGGACACCAATTTGGTTATCGATAATCTCATTAGTGTTATTTTCCTCATCCATTTTATTGAAGTAGTTAAATAAACCATTTCTAGAAACGTAAGTCTCACAAATTACGTCAGCTCTAAGTTTAATCTCAGCTCTAATATCAGGTGTATTAAATTTCCATTGGAAGTCTAATAACATACTTGATAATTCTCTTTCAAGTTCGATAAGGACCTCTCTAACGTGAATGTAAGAAAGAGCTGATTTGTAAAGTGTTTGAGCTGTGTTTTCAGTCTCAATTACATTTCCTCTATTTCTCTTGAACACGATAGGGTTCATTTGAGCTTGGTTAATATATTCGATATCAGTTAAAGTGAAATCCATTTCAGTTTCCACGATGTTAGTGATTCTACCATTAGTAACACCCGCTGCAATTGTCCAAGGAGTTATACCACTTGCATTTGAGTTTTGTTTTCTCATATATGTAGTTGCTACCCATGCTGCTGGTGGAACATCAACTGGTCTACCATTATCATTTGTAACTACATACGGCATAAAGTAACCAACACAAGTTGAACCTGCTCCGTCACCGAATGAGTAAAGGAATGCTGGTGAACTTTCAGGGTCTCCTCCACTCGCTACATACTCTAATTGTAAAACTCCTTCAGAGTTAACAAAAGATGGAGAAGATGAGTTTTTGAATGACTTCATCGAAGGCATGTTTAAGACACCAAATGCGTCTAATCTATCACCACATATATCAACCAATTGTTGTTTAGATCTTTCAGTCAGACCAAGTCCAAATGAATCTATTAAATATCTAAAGTCAATTGCTTCTTTATTAGTTACTGCTTTGAACAATGGTGTTCCTTTAGCAACTAAGTTAAGAATAGAGTTTTGTCTAGCTTCAGTTCCATCAGGTAAAGATGCTTGTCTAATTCTAAATCCTTTAAGAGATATTGCCTTGTAAGTTGTTGCGTAATTGTCAACAGAAGTATATCTTGTAGCTTGTAATGCTGAACCACTATAACTTGTTGCGATTCTAGAGTCACAAGTGATTTCAACTAAAGTAGGATCTCCACTATATTGTCTTTTAGAAAGAATTCTTGTAAGTTTTCTTGGGACTTCACCAATTGCTAATAAACTTGAGTCATAGTATGCTGATAAGAAGTCACCAACTCTTACTTCAGTGTATCTTGTTCCTGTTACAAGTATCTTATTAGGTACTTGAATATATCCAGCTGGTAATTCAACTTCGATTGTTTGTTTGAAGTTTGATTTAGCTGATTGAATAAAGAATGTATTATTTGATGTTACATCTACCGGCTCAGTTGCTGTGAACGTTTCATCTTTGAACTCAACTTCTAAAACTCCATCATTATCTAAATACATTTTTAAGTAATGTTTGATATTGTAATCAAATATAGTATTTACATTAAATAATTCTTCATATACTACTTCTTCAGTTACTCCATATGCGTAGTATCCAGCACCATATCCAAGGTCTGAAGCTAATGACGAATCGGTATCTATGATAGTAAATGTACCCGTATTCTTTTCTGAATTAGGAACTATAAATTGGTCATAAGTACCCCATGCTGGGTCAACTGAACTTTCAATCACTACATAATTATTTCCAGCGAATGAAGAAGTAGGTCCCATATTTGTTCCACCATTTGTATTATCTTCACCATCAATGAATATTACATTTACTGTATCTCCAACCGCAAATGGTGGAGCGATTGTAATTTTATTTGAGTAGAAGTAATCTCCTGTATTAATTATTCCATCAAAGTATCTTGAGTAGAATTTAGAGTATCTACCAACAACACCATTAGTACCTGTTGGTTGTGCTTCTTTTGTAGATACAGAATCAGTACCAAGGATAAACTCGTTATCTACTGTGTAGAATGATAAGTAACCTTTCAATACATCAGCTAATTCAACATTAGTTAAACCAGTGTTTAATACAAATGATTTGTTTGATGTTGTTGTTGTTGCAACAATATCAGTTATAGTCATTGATGAAAGACTTACTTTTCTATATCCAAGATTTGGACCTAAACATATAGACATTTTATCTTTATTAGATGAACTAATTAGGTCAACTAATTTATAGAACATCTTAAATCTTCTATATTGTTTGTAGTTAGCTGGTGATGCAGATGTGTTCGTGTTTTGGAACTCAACTTTAATTGAACCTGCTGTACTTTGTGTTGCGATAAAATAATCATCTGTAATTGATGTTCCAAATTTGTAATCAACAAAACCTGATGTTGTACTACTTGTTCCAATATTTACTGGATTTATTTTTACAGATGTTGGGATAATTTGTTGATTTATCATACTAAATGTAGCGTATCCAAGAACGATGTCACTTAAAGCAACCGTTGGATTCGCTGGTGTTCCTGCTGGACTACCAACCAAATTACTTGTTACTGAAATCTCACCTGTTGAATCAAGTGTGAATACAGATGCAAATGTTAATTGTGATCCTGAAAAAGCATAATCACTAGCTGTTATTACTAATGATGTTGTTCCAGAAACAGGAACTTCTTTATCACCAATTACAGCAAATGCTCCAGATGCAACATTATATGATATAG